AACACTTCAACGATGGCGCAAAGAATTGCAAAGATTGCGCTGTTTAAGAATAGAGAACAGCTTACAATATCTGGCACTTTTGGATTGCGAGCCTTACAGCTTCAAATTGGTGATGTTGTTAGTGTGACAAACACAAGGCTTGGATTTAGTGCTAAAACATTTGAGGTTGCAGATTGGCGGTTTGGAATTAGTCAAGATAAAGCACTAGAAGTCACGATGACTTTGCGTGAAATAAGTTCAGCCGTTTATGATTGGAATGCAGAAGAAATAGCCTTTGAATTAAACTCAACAACTTTACCAAGTGCAACCGATCTGCCAACTGTCGGGCTTGGAGTTGATTTTGATTTGCGTGT